GCCCGCGAACAGCACGACGGCGGCGGCAATCAAGGCGGCTGTGATCACGCAGACCTCACGAGCGGAAGAAGAACCTCAACGGCACCGCTGGCGGCAGCCAGCACGATGATGCGGACGGTAGGACGCAGCACGTACCACAGCGGCCACGCAGTCAGCGGCACGACCTTGTCGGCTAGGGCGTCGAACACGAACGCCACAGCGTTCAGCACGAACACCTTTCGAGCGGCACCGTCCACGGGAATGGAATCGACCGTGGCTATCGCCAGCCTCATCACGGCGACGATGAGCTCCGACAGCTCGGCAACCGTCAGGCCGTCGTGCGCCTTGATCTTCGCCGTGGCGACGAATGCACGCAGCTGCTCTTCGAGCGAAAGGAACGGCTCCGCGGCGGCGACAGGTGCGTCAGATACCATGCCGCCAGACTAGGGCGGCGGGGCGGGGAACTAGACCGGCTCTGCCGACTCACACTCGGCGAGGCAGGCAGCGTACCCAGCAAGGTCAATTGGCCCGTCTGCTGTTTTGTTTGGACCGAGGAAACGAGCCACCTTGTCAAACGTCATGAAGATTGCCCAATCGCTTTCTGTCAGCGGTCGATTGAGAACGTCAGCGAAGGCTGCGTTTATCATGCCAACAGTGCGGCGGAAATGATGACGCGGGCCGCCGTACTTCGGGCGACGATCGCGCACGACGTCCAGCGCGTCCATCAACAGCTTTTCAGCAGGCGTGACGTCTGCCTTCTCGGCCAGGATGCTGTCGCCCGTCCACCTGATGTCATCCTTGTGCGCGTCCATCTCACGCTGCCCCTGGAGAATCCAATCAGTGGGGATCTCCTGCGGCGGCTCCTCCGGCTTGGCGTGGCACTTGCCACCGTCGCAGCACGAATCGGTCGGCTCATAGCCCACCATTTTCGGGTCATCGCTCGGCGTGCCAGCCAAGCGCTCTCCCACAGCGGCCCGCAGCTTGGCGTTGGCGTCCTCAAGCGTGGCAATCATCTCTGTCATGCGTGTCCTCTCCTTGAGCAATCTGGCGACGTCTGCGGCGAGCGAGCCCGATGTGCCGCACCACTGGCCCTGGAACCGATACGCACGACGCCGCGCGTCCTCCAGGTACTCGTCATCTAATTCGTACTGCATCAGTCCAGCCTCGGGCCGGCGACGTGCATCGCCGTGAGTCCGCCGCGTGCGTCATAGATGAACGCTTCCATCGCCTCGCGCTGGCCAACCCAGCCGTTTACCGCGTGGTAATCATCCGGCGGCGACAGCGACGGCGCGATACGCACGAGCACTCCATCAATCGTCTCAATGGGGCGTGACCACTCTGCCGCCTGGTGGTGCAGGTGGCCCGTGTGCCATTCGCGGTACGGGCACTCGCTCCACGCCGCGGCCTGCTCGAGGGCCATCAGCTGTGGCAATTTTTTCTTTGCCTTGTGCCCGTGCGCGAAGCCGAGCAGGTTGCGACCGCATCGCATGTATTGCCGGCCAGTGAACGCACCCGACACAGTCACTCGGCGGTCGTTGCGGAAACGCTCCTGCATGATGCGTTGATATGCCCACGACAGCGTCTCGTCGTGGTTGCCGTTGACGACCAGGGCGTCGGTAGGAGCGATTCCGGCGGCCCGCTCCGTAATTGCCAAGAGTGCATCGCAGCCCTCGCCAATCATCTTTTGCAGACGTCCATCTGTGCTGCCTGCAAGTGGCGTTCCGCCGGTCGTCGTCAGTCCTGGCGTGTCTGCGTGAAACAGGTCGCCGATGTACGCCACCAAAATGCGGGCTGGCTTGTGCGTTTGACATACGTCAAGCAGTTGGCCAGACGCATCAGCGAGCCTGGCGGAAGCTATGGCGATGTCATAGTCGTCGTGGCCAGTGCCTCGTTTCCAGCAGAATTTGCCCATGTGGACATCCGCCACGACCAAGACAGCATAGGCGTCTGATTTGACCGCCTTTTGCTTGGTGGCCGCGGGGCGCTTGAAGTCAGCAGACGCGCCCGCGATCATCGCCTCCACGATCTCGCGTGTGGATGGTCCCGCCTTGGGCGCAAGCCGCACGAACACGCGATGCAGTTCCGTGACCGTCGTGCCGCCGTCGCCGTCGCTGGTGCCAACCTCCCACTTAGTCGCCTCGCTGCTCACCACCTCGTAGCGCTCAAGGTCTGCCTCGATGTGCCGCAGCAGATCCTCGACCGTCTTGATTCGGCGGCTCGTGGACCGTGCCTCAAGCACGTCGCCATCACGCTTCTGCGTGACCTGCTCGGCATCCGAAGCTGGCTTAGGCGCTGCACCAGCAGACGCCGCAGCGAGGATCTCTACTGCTCGCCGCTGTGGAGAAGCCATTCGGCGAGCCCTTTCGTGGCGGGGAAGCGGTGCTCTGGCATCTGGGCAAGGATCGTGCGTGCGAGAGACGCTGCGGACACCTGCGTTACACGACGCTCTGCACGCCACTGGTCACGGATCGCGACGAGTACGTCCTTGGCGTCTGCCGGCAGGGCGTCGAACCAATCGGCGACGTTCCGTTTTTCCGCCAACGCCAGGATCGCTGCCGCCTTCTGCGACGGGTCCATGATTGCCCTCCAGCGTTATCCAGCCGTCATCGTCAGGAATCACGCTGCCAGCCTCGGCGTCGTCGTCGTCATCCAGATCCGGCGGCAGGATGACCGCCTCTGGCTTGGGAGACTTCCGTGGCCGTGGCATGGGCGTCGCTCCTGTGACGCCTACAGCGTGACAGGCGCGTCAAGCGAGACGGCGGGCGTTGGCTATCGCTCGTCGCACGAGGAGCCGCCCGGCGGCGTCGAGGAACGGCAGTCCGCGGGCCTGAGCCTCCGCACGCATGACCGCAACGACCTCGTCGATACGCTCGGGCTTGCTTGCTTCGTCGCAGCCCCAGGCGTCCATCTCTGCCGCCTTGGCGCGGCAGGAGCACGTCGGCGTCGGCTCGATGCGGAAACGCTTCAAGAGCTTTGAGAGCTCGGTGCCGGGGCCGTGGGCGGGCGGAGGAGGCAGCGGAAGTGAGGCACGAGTATGAATGCTTTCGTGCTCGGCAGATTGGCTGCTGGCTGCAGCGCAGTTCCTGCGAACACGCGGCGCGCTTACCTTTGCGCCACACCTGACACACGAAAGCGTCAGCGGGGAAACATCACATTCTAAGGTCATGTATAAGTCACTGAGTCAATTGTGAACACATTTGCCAAGTCCCCAAAACCTGGCGGCCCGAATGCAACTGACCTGATGAACACAAATGGGGCACCGTCTTGCAACACCGGGTCAAACGGCAAGTAGTTATCGTTTTGCACTCCGCAAAAATAATCTGTCTGAATAGATGCCCTGGCATTCGCAGACTGCCCAACCGCAAACGAATTGCCTGACGATTGGCTGCAGTTCAGTGCCGCCGAAGCAGACGCACTTAGCGATGTCGTTGCCCCGGCAAGCGCCTGACCCCTACGAGATATTCCCGGCGGAGTCTGGGCAGATTGCGGGCCGTGAAAACACGGATTAGGGAATCCGTTACTGCATTGCTGAATGAAGCTGCTTGGGCACGACAGCGTGTAGTTGTCGTTTATTGCTGCCTGCCGTTCGCCGACCCCATAATACCTAGCAGTGTGAGAAGTCGGAGATCGGCAGTCGAACGGCGGTTGCTGACACCAACTGTTTTCGTTCAGCTGGTAGTGCCACGCCTGCCATCCATTTGCCGCGACGGATATGGTGCCGCTCACGGGGTACAGCACAATCTCAAAAGCTATGTCATCATCCGAAAACGAGTAGTACCACGTGCCTGCATCAACTGATCCAAAAAACCGTGATTGCGTTAGAGACGCCAGTTTTGTCAGCGAAAATGTTCCAGACATCCGCTGGCCTGCAAAAACATAGGACGTAAAAAGCTCGTCGCTTGATTGCAGGCAGCAGGAGGAATCGGCCGGGAACCGCTCTGGCAACTCCTGCTTGTAATTAGACGTTGTGTCCTGCGAGGAAATGCTCACCTCAATGGTCTGCGCACCCTTGCACCAATTGCAGCACCCGCAGTTCTCCGCGAGCTTGCCGTCCTTGAGGATGATCGCGTTGTTCTTGGTCGCAATTGGCGTCATGCGCAGGCCGTGGTATCCAGCCACTTCAGCGAGCCATTGGCGGCATGGCCAAAGACTTGCTGCTTCGTGGCGTCATAGGATTCGTATTTCGTCAGGTCGATTGTGCCGAGCCTGACAAGCGCCCACCCGCTGCCTTGCCACAGAATCAGCCCCTCGCCAATCCACGCAGACTCAAGCTCTGATGTTGAGGCTTTTGCCTTGACGAACTTGTGCGACGAGTTGCCGATTGACGCCTTGACCTGCACAACGCCACCGACTGCAACCCGCCCGATCTTGCCGCTCTCAATCGGTTCAATTGCCACGCACCAGGCCGTCGTGGTCGCAGACGGTGTGCCGCCCGTCAGAACCGGCGAGTCTTGAAACGACCGCGTAGCCGTGTCGCTCTCGGTCGACGTTGGAGTGATCTCGACGCCTGTAATCTCCAAGACGCCCCATCGGGCCACGGTCACGCCTGCCTTACAATAGGCCCACGTGTAAGGCTTAAGCCCTGCGCCGCCGGATTGAGCGTTCTGGCCAAGGCTATCGCCTAAGACGATGTCTGCGGCATCCTGAGCCCGGTTCCATGCGCGTGCCGATATGGCACCGTGAATCGGCTGGCCAGGCTCAAGACGTCCGTCGGGGCGTGTCATCAGCCGGTCCCGATGCCAAGATCTGCGAAATTTGTTTCTCTGTAGACCTTATTCACGTAGACGTGCTTGGGTTTCTTGATGAGGGTACTTGAGTCAACTGCGCTTTCGTACCGCACCCACAGGTATTCATGTCCCTTTTTTTCTATTCCGCTAACACTGCCCATCGTCTGGTTGGTGACGTTCTTGCTGGCCACAAATCTGTAAGACAATGACCACGGGCCACGCCCCTTTTGATCGTCCCACTCTTGGTTGCCGGAACAACCGATGAAGAGCACTTCGCCAGCTTCAAATCCACGGAAAGATGAGCTGTTTGTGGTTCCCGTAACGGCCGCCACGCCGCGGATATATGAGCTGGTCACGTACGCATTGGGAACGTCATAATTTTCTGTCCACTGCAATTGTGGCACGACGATGTCGACGCCATTCACGCCGTTTTCGTCTACGGCGATTGTATTCTGCTGGGGGGGAGCACCTGTGCCGTATGCCCGCTCGCCGCTGGCCTGCGTGATGTGCTGCGTGCCGCCTGTAGTGTCAAACGACCGGGACCGCTTCAGCGGGTTCTCGGTTGTTGGCTCAGCGCCCTTCTTTTCGTAGTTGACCGTGACCTGCCACGCATCATCTCCGAGGTAGCTGACGGAATACTGCTCAACCCACAGCTGCGCGTCTTCTACGCCAGGATACTGCCATCCGTACTCGCTAGACGAGAGCCTTGAGTTGATCGCCGCGTGCAGCTCAACGTCATCCTTGGTCCCAAATACCTTGTAGCTTTTCGTGTAGGTAGACGTGGCGTTTTTGCCACGCCGCACAATCGTGGCCTGCCGAGAGTCGCCGTCTTCGATCCATGTGAGTGCCATAGCGTCAGGCTGCGACTGTGTCGCTTCCGTTCATGTTGCGTGTGTTCTTGGCGATCTCTTCTGTGGCCTTGGCTGTGCGCTCAGCAGCCGACGAAGCGCCAAGGGCCGCACCAAGGTTGAGCGACGAGAACGTGCCGGCGACCTTTCCTTGGGAGGCTGTCTCTGGCGCTGGCGGAGGTGGCTCTGCTGGCGTCTCCTTCTTTGTCACCTCGTTAGCTATCGCCTTGGTTTCCGCAGGCGTCGGCGAGGCGCTTGCTGACAGCTCAGCCAATCGCTTTTCGGCGGATTTCGTTTTCTCGCGGCGATCGGCGGCACGCTGGTCGTTGGTGGTCTGCCTGCTGTCCTTCGTTGCCTGCGCGTCATTATTGACGGCTTTCTCTCGGTCCTGGCGATCTTTCTCTGCCTGTGCATTTTCTGCCGCCGACTTTTCCATGCGGCCGCTGATGCCTGGCCGCTCCTGTGCTCGCTGCTCCGCACGTGCTGCGTTCTCGTCCTTGATCGCCTGCACCCGCTCCTCTGTATCCTTCGCTCCCGTGATCAATCCCTGCACCCTCGTCCATGCGATTTGGATGCCAGCCACGAGGTTGTCAAACGTCGCCATCACACCGTTGGCGATGTTGTCAAAAAAGCCCATGATGAACGCACCCATCGTGTTGAGGAGTGCAGCTGAGTCGGTGTAGATCTTGTCCCACGCGATGTAGATGCCTGCGCCGATGTCGGTAAACACGTTTTGAAACGCTGCTACCCACGGATCGACGTAGCCCATCAACGCTTCGACGCCACGCAGCCAGCCAGCGGCCAGACCAGCCCATAGGATGTCCATTGCCTTGGATAGATCACCGGCGGCAATAGCGTCGTAGATCCCAGTGAACGTCGTGGACGCTGTCGCGTAGAGATCGCCAAGCACGACTTGAGCATCGCGGACAGCAGGACCGAATGTCTCGCCAATCACGCCGGCAGCTTGCGCGGCGTATCCACCAATGCCAGAAAACGCACCTGCGATCTGGCCACGAAACTGGTATGCGGCAACGCCAGCAGCAACGATGGCGGCACCGATGAGGAATATCGGGCTGGCCAAGACACTGAGCAGCCCGAGCGACTGCTGCACGACGCTAATCGCCGCACTTAAACCTTTCAACGCAGTACCGACGCCGTAGATCGCACCACCTAGCACAACAAGCGCCGCGCCACCCTTTAGGACAACACCGACAAACTGCTGATTCTCGCCGATGAACTTCCCGGCATTGGCGGCGAGGATTGCAAGGCCTTGCGCCATCTGCGTCAGCATCGGTGCCACCGCTGCACCAACTGTGATAAACGCCATCTTCATAGACGCCTTGACTGCGTCGATTGCGTCACCCAGTGCGTCAGCTTTCGCCGCCGTCTCGGAGTCCATGACCAGGCCGAGCCGCTTCGCTTCATCGGCAAACGCAGCCATGCCGGCAGACCCGCCTTCAAGCATCGGCAGGATGGCAGTACCAGACTTGCCGAATATCTGCATGGCGACCGCGGCCCGGGTGCCTGGGTCTTCAATCGCCATCAATCCATCGGCAATCTTTCCCATCTGCTGGTCAGCTGTCAGTCCAGCGAGATCGCCAGCCGACAACCCAACCATCGCAAGAGATTCAGCCGCTTCCTTGCTGCCGTTTCCAGCGGCGAAGATGGCTTTCTGCATCTTCTTGACTGCAGTTTCCACGCCACCCATGTCGGTGCCGGTCTGATTTGCGGCGAACTGGAGCACCGACAGAGCTTCAGTGGCGACGCCGGTACGCTTGCTCATGTCGTACAGCGTGCTGCCAACGGCAGCAAACGCAGCCGCAGAAGCAAAGATCGGCCCGACAATGCCGGCACCGAGCGCCGTCATCTGCTTGCCGGCGGACTGAATAGACTTTCCGACCTTGCCGATCTCTTTGTTTACGCCGCGAAACGCGCCGTAGAACTTGGCGGCATCCGCGCCAATCTCCACGAACACGCCGCCCATCCGAATGCCGCCGGCACCCATATCTCACCTAGGCGTGTTTCTGCCAATCCTTGCCGAAGAGCCGCTCAAGGTCTTGTTGCGTGGCTTGTCGTGGCTTTGGTTTCTTGGCGTAAGGATTGAGCTTCCGTGGGTCTACTCGCGGCGACGTCTTGTCTCGGTTGATGTTCGCCTGCTGTGCCAGGATGTTCGCGGTGTGCCACCACTCGTGCTCTAGGCGGCTGTCGCGAGCTGCGAAGAGCTGTCTGAGGGTCCACTTGCCTGGGTGGACTCCGAGGATTCCTGCGGCTTCCCAGACGGCGTCCCAGATTGTGCGGCCAGGCTCTCGATCGTCGCTGCCGCTAGGCTCGCCTCCGCCTTGGTCATCATCTCGTTGGCGACCTCTGCCATTTTTTGTGCCAACAGTGCGACCATCTTGCGGAGGCGCGGCGGGAAAAAATCGACGAGCTCCTGCTCGAGCACCGTGGACGCAGCCTCAAGCGACTCACCGCGGAGCCCGTCAAGGAACTCCTCTCGCGTCAGCTTTCGCTCTTCAATCTGCTTCACGAGAACGGCATAGAGTACCTCGCCGATCGTCGCGAACTGGCTCCGCAGAACTTGGAACGTCTGAGCGATCTGCCCAGCGTCTGCCATGTCGAAAGGCCGCTTTGACGATTGGCCAGTGGACTCGTCAACGACGTCCACCTGCACCATGTCCTTGACGCGCAGCACTGCACCGATTGTCAGCGCCACACGCCACGGACGTCCTTCTTCGTCTTTGAACTCTCGCACGATTACCTCAACCTCGGGTCAGTGAGTTTTGCTTCGATCGTGCAGGCTACGACGCCATCAATCGGATCTGACTCGGTAATGCCAGTGCAAATGGCATCAAACGAAAACCCGCCAGCGCCGCCAACAACTTTGAAGCGCGTGCCAGCGTGCAGTAGCGCGAACCCACGAGACGAGATGTCGACAGGGTCGTTGAGCTCAATCTGCACCGAGCATTCGTAGCCCGTGCTGTAGACAGACGACAATCGGCTGCCGTAGGCATTGACCTCAATTGTGCGAGCCGACTCCGTCAACACGACGTTGCGAGCGCTTGCAATGGTGTAACCAGCAAGGCTGATCCGACAGTCCTTACCGAGCGTAATCGCCACGGGTCAGAACTCCTTCGCCGTCACCGTGTATGTCACGGCACCATCAATGGAAATGTTCTCGGTGACGCCCATGACGGTCCACCCGGTGACGTCAGTAGTGAGCGCGGTGATCAGCCCAGATGGGTCGTGGCACTCAATCTCCCACGTCTTCGTCACGAAGCCGGCCTTTGAGGCCCTGTAGCCAGGAAGCCCGGCGCTGCCGCCGATGTTGTCTCGGTTGCTGATGTCAATCGTCTCGCATTCCTGCGTATAAGTCGCAGAGATAATGCCCGTGCCAAAGGGAGGCGTGTTTGTTGAATCCTTGCCAAGCGTGATTGCCATGTGAGTCCCTTGCGATTAGGTGGTGGTGCGAGTGCCGGAAACCGTAAAGGTCACAATGCCGTCGAGAGGCTGGCTTTCTGCGATGTTGGTGCAGATGTAGGTCGCATTGCCGGTGGTCGTGCCGGCGATCGTGAACGTGCCGCCAATTGTCACGCCAGGAGCGTCGACGCACTCGACCTCGACGGTCTGCTCAATCAGCGCTTTACGAAACTTGCGGCTTGTGTCGCCAAACTTCGTGACGTCAACTTCGCTGGCCGTATTCGTTACGGTGCAGCTGCGTGCGTTGGAAACGCCACTGACGGTGACGTCCTTGCCAAGAGTGATCGTGGTGGGCATACGTGACCTCGCGAGGAACAGCCGGCTTGGCTGGTCCGCTCACGGTAGGTCACGCATGGCAGCTTTCTGACCGGGTATGCCGGTCACGTCCCGACGCCGCGGATCTTATTGTGGAACTGCTGTGGGATCTTATGCAGCGACGCTTGCAGCCCGTTTTGCATGTAGCGGCGCGGGCGGACGGTCCTCGTACCCACATGGAAATTCCCGCGTGTGTTGTCAAAAATGCCGACGTAGGCACCGCTCACGCTAGTGCGTTTCCGCTTGCCACCCGTGGTGGACTGCCGCTGAAACTTCCTCGGCACTTGATGCCCGCCGTACTCCTTCACCGGGTAGCGTGTGTGCTGCACCCAGACTCCGACCTGGCCGCCGAACTCGTGCAGCTGATTGATCCACGGGACTTTGCTTGGGCCGATGACAACAGACTGCGTTTTGCCGTCGTAGTCAGACACCACGTCGTTCCGCAAGAATGCCTTCGGAGCCCACGAAGAAACCTTGTCGGGCCGCGGCACTTTGCGCACGTAGGCGACAACGGGATACCCGTCCTTCTCGCCTACCTTCCAGAAGACAGGCTTGGAACGCACGGAACGACCAGACGGCGTTGATCCGCCCACCATTCCTCGCTGCGTGTTGCGGCGCACCTCGAGGCCAGCCTTTTGCAGTGCTATGGCAATTGCAGGCCCGAGGATGCGCTTGGCGGCCTTGTGCCAGTTGAACTTCGTGCCCTGCTTGTTGCCTTTGGCGTCTGTGTATGTCAGACCGATGAATCCGGCCTTCGCCACGACTCACCTCATGGGGTAGGGGGTGGCGGCAACACGTTTGACTCAAAGACTCGATACGTCGCCGTGATCACGGCACGCCAGACGTTTCGCTCCGTAAGGGCGTCGTCTGGATTCACGTCGATCGTCACCGTTTGCGGGCTTGAGACGCCAGTAGGCCAGGTGACGCCAGCGCCGAACGAATGAGCACGCACCTGGAGCATGACGCTGTCGGCCAGGTCGAGCATCCCGTCAACCTCGGCGTCAGTATCTACGTGCCTGCCGACGAAGACCGTCACCGTGTAGTCGGTCTGCATCATCAGGCGGCTGATGCGAGTGACGTCGGCGTTGCCTGGAACGACGAAAATCCGTGGCGACGCCATAGCCTCGACGTCCACGCTGGCCCAGTTCTTTCGCTCGACCGTCGTGCCGACGATGTCCCACGACACGGTCTGCAGGCCAGCGGCCAGAGAGTCGGCGATGCCGCGGAGATAGCTTGCCATGTGTTATTTCACGAGTCTGGGTATGCCGCTGTCGGGACGGTGATGGTGCTGCCCGTGTAGCCGCGGGCGGTGCCCACTGTCCAACGGAACTCGTCTAGATAGCCCTGCATGGAAACGCCTGCTGTCTGCGAGCCGATCCAGATGGCTGTCGGGTTGGTCACCCAGCTAGTCGAATCCGTGATCGCAGACCCAACGAGCGTGCCATCGATATACAGACGGTTTGATGAGCCGCTGCGGCTGATGGCGACGTGTTGCCATGTGTTCGCTGCAAGCGGCACGCTGCCAAACTGCACAGGCCAACCAACGGCCGCCTGCCCGATCCAGAGTTGCTGCGAGCCTGTGAGGTTCAAGCCGAGCATGAAATACCCGCTTGCATTGGCATCGCCGCCGATGATCCACCCCTGTGCGGTCGCGCTCGTCAAATAGTGAAACCACTCCAGAGTGAAATCGCCCGACATATTGAGCGCGGAGTTGCCAGGGAAGGAGACGTATTGGCCGCTGCCGATGGAAATAGACGATGAGCCGAACTTCTTCTGCGTGGTGCTAATACTTGCGCCGCTTGCTGTGAGCGTCCTGGCTGCGCTGGACGAGTCGACCATCGTCTCGCCGTGCAGCAGCAGCCGCACCGACGAGAAATTTGGGTCGCCAGCTACCGGCGTGACGGCCGACGAAGCAGAACTGTAGCTGCCCGTGCCGATACCGTTCACGGCGGCCACCCGAAACGTGTACGCCGTGCCGTTGGTAAGCCCCGTCACAGTCGCACTCGTCGCCGTTGAGGTGCCGTCGCTGAAAGTCGTCCAGGTACTGCCGCTGTTGGTGGAATACTGGACGACGTAATCCGTCACGGGTGCCTGCGCAATCACGCCGGTCGGTGCCGTCCACGACACCGACGCCTGTGCGTCCCCGCCGCTGGCTGTGACGCTGGTGGGCGCTGGCGGCACGAACAACGCACGCAACACAGTGTCCTCGCCAGAACCGCCACCGCCACCGCCGCCACCGCCGAGCGTAATCGAGACGATCTGGCCCGCGGCGTTTTTCGTGTATGCCTTGCCGTCGGTCCAATTAATAGCGAGCTCGTGCGTTTCAACGTCGCTCGTCGTGGGCACGGCGTTGGCGGTGTAGCTGCGCTTTGGCTTGATTTTGTTTGGCATGCGTCACCCGTTGACCGTGAGAGTGGCCGATTGACTGTTGACCGATGCCGCGCCGGTCGCCGACGCGACTGACCGATACCGCTCGCCGCTGTCAGCCGTCGTCAGCCCTGTCAGGGCGAGAGTCGTGCCGTTGGCTCCCGAGACGTTCGACCATGTCGTGCCAGCGTCGGACGAGAGCTGCCACTGGTAGGAGACGGCCTGGCCGCCGTCAGCCGACGCGATGGCTGTCAGGTTTGCCGATGTCGTGCCCGTGGTCAGCGTGGCCTGTCGCGGCGCGGAGTCGCTCAACACCAGCGCTAGGCTGGAGCCAGACGCGGATGCGACCGAGAAATACCGCCGGGATGCTCCTGCGTCACGCAGCGTCCACGCAATGCCATCAGGCGAGGTGCAAATGTCAGTTGATGTCGTGGCGCTGCGCGTGGCCCAAAACAGCCCGGCGGCGTAGTCAATGCGGTCGCACTCTACTGGCAGCGTGCCGGCCGTCCACGTCAGTCCGTCGGACGTGTACCGAGTGCTCGTTGAGCCATCGACAGCGACAATTCTCAATGCGTCCT